GGCTATACCAGTTCTCACTAATCGCCTGCTCCATGACGGAACTGTGGTATCTTCCACAGCACACAAATCCCACCCCAAATCTGAGTCGTGTGCCTTTATTGGTAGTTGTGCATCGGGGTGTAACTTTTTTACACGCATTATTAAATCATGCATTCTTTTCTTCTTTGCAACCAATATTTCTTTCTAGCTTCACTTAATTTTCTTCTATGTTTGTCCGTGAAAACCTTTCCCTTCCAATACTTCGCATGGGTTTTCTTTATGTTTTTCGTATGTTCTACTGATTTTTGTTTGCCCATAAGTGTTCTGCTGCGCTTCTCATTACTATTTTTTGATTGCGGTTTGCCTAGCTTGGCTTCGCTCATTTTTCGTCTACTTTCTTCTGTAAATAAATGAGGAACCTTTCCTTTCATGCGTTCACTTTGTTTTCTAGCCTTGATTTTCTTTCGTTCCTCACTAGCATACTTAAGAGTGTTTCCGCCTGTTCCTCCAGCAGCAATATTATATGGAGGATTTAATTTTTCAATCCAAAATATTTCCCTTTTATTTAATTCAACTTCGTTTTCACAATGTTCTAAAACTTTCTTTTTAAAAGAATCACGACCATACTTGCTAATTGCATGCCTAAGAATAATACCAGAACCAAGATATTCTGGATTGTTCTTTTTATCCTTACCAACATAAAACTTATTATTGACTATATTTACGGTCTTGTAAATAATCATTTAGCCATATCCTTCAAGGTTTTTTCAATTAAATCAAGTGCTTGCTGTCGTGAAATAGCAGGATTTTCATACCATTGGTCAATAACAACATCAAGTAAAGTTTTGACAATTGGACCAGGACGAACACCTGTTGCCTGCATTACATCGTGTCCATCAATCGGGATTTCTGGGCGCACATTACCACTTGTTGCGGCTTTCAAATTCTTCAATCTCTTACGGATGCCAGGAATTTGTTTCTCTAAACTATATTCGGTAGCGTGTGCCGTGTTATCAGCATGCATTAAGTCAAGCGTATGCTCCAAATGGTCACCTAAATCTGCTTGAAGTTTCCTCAATGCCTTATCGGAAACAATCTCTCCTTCTTTGCCACTACTTTTTAACCTCATATGCTGACCGACCGCTACAACCACAGCATCAATTATTTTCTTCGGATACTTGAGACGTTTCATAATGTCCCGAGTGATAGTAGCTCCCACTTCTTCATGCCGATAAAAATGAATCGCATCATCAGTGATTTCTTTAGTCTCTGCTTTACCAATGTCGTGAAACAATGCTGCTAAACGAGTCACAACATTTGGCGGAGTGCCCTTAAGAACTTCAAGCGTATGTTTATTAGCATCCCATTTATGATACTTGTTTTGTGCCAATCCAATAAGCAAATCAAGTTCTGGCATAACGTATTTACTGAGGGTTGTAATCTGTAGTAGTCGGATGGCCTTGTCTGGATTGCCAGTGACAATCATCTTGTCCAATTCATCACGAATTCGTTCAGCTGAAATATGTTTAAGCATATGAGCATTTCTCTTGATGCCCTTGATCATGAAGAACGGAAGTTTCCAATTATACTTGACCGTAAATCGAATTGCACGAAGCATTCTCAACGGATCATCTTTAAAGATAATGTCAGGGTCTAGTGGCGTTTGAATTACGCCGCGTTCAATGTCTCTCTTGCCTTGTCCAGTTAAGTCTTTGATTTCGCCTGTGGTCAGGTCCTTGAGAAGAGAGTTGACTGTGAAATCACGCCTTTCTACGTCCTGCGCTAATGTTCCTGTGCCAACTTCTGGCTTACGGGAACCAAATGTGTATTTTTCTGTGCGAGGCATTACTACCTCAATGTCAATACTGGACAAATCTACACCCTTGAATTTGACGCCTCGTAGATTGAGTTTGGCGGTGCCGAATTTAGGATAGGTGATTGGATTGCTACTGGAATAGATGCCTAGTTTTCTGGTAAGCCATTTGGCAAACTCAATTCCGCCGTCTGGCATGTCAACCACCAAGTCAATGTCTTTAATAGGCAGACCCATCAATTCGTCTCGCACAGCTCCGCCAGCAAGATAAACCTTCCCCTGCCAACGAGACGATTTGATCTGCTGTCGGAGGAAGTCTACTGCAAGCTGTTCTTTCGCTGCTTCCAATAACAAGTTCATAAGGCCAATCATGCCTATAAGTATGACGTTTTAACTTCTCCATTCACTATTTCCACCTGCTGTATAGGCGGTTCCCATTTGAAACTAGAATCTGGATAGGGTTTTAACGGCAGTTTGAGTTTCGACACTATGTCGGCTCTCTCATTACGGCCACACAAAAAGTATATGTATCTATGCTTTGACGACTCTTCCTTCCGCCAAAACTTGTGACCTATCCGTCTGGCCAACTTCTCTATGTTCTTCGGCCCCCACCGAGCGCCTACTGTTCTTGAATGTATCCACGGCCCATCATCCATTAGACGGACTGCATAGTCTACCATCAGTTTGGACGAACCAATTCCTTGATAGAGCCAGTTTGTGGCTTGATAGATTGTTCCTGCATGATTGTATTCGGGATCTGCGTATGCAATAAGAACCTTGACTTTGGGGTCGTTGTGTCGTAACCACCGAAATGATTTCCCTAATACTAAGGACTCAATGTTACGCCCATAATCATCAAGGATGACCAAGCGTGTAAGCTCCAAGACAGAATCCAAAGGAAGGCTGCCGTCGCGAGTAATGCTGTCAACAGCCTTGTTGCAGACGGGATGACCGTATATAAGTGTGCCAATAAGTGTCTCATTGTCACCTCCAAAGAATGAATGCTCCTGCTCTTCACGATAGAATACTCCTAATGCATATCGGCACGAACTAAACCGTTGCGAATAGTGATGTTCAATAACAAACTGCTTCGCAACGGCCTTCGTGATTTGTCTAACAGAAACTCTGCTAGTATCTACATTAGGTTCCATTATTCAAAGAAATTGATTGCATTTGGATTGACGCACCCATCAATACGAGATTGTGCAATTTTAATATATTCTTTTTCTTTATCAATGCCGATGAATTTAAAATTTTCTAGCACGGCTGCCATTCCAGTCGAACCCGAACCGCAAAACGGGTCGAGTATCAATCCGCCGGGCGGGGTTACGAGGCGACACAACCAACGCATGAGGGCGACAGGCTTGACCGTGGGATGGTGGTTGGTTGTCGGTGCTATTTGCGTTGGCCCACCGTCTTTGCGTGTTGGGTTGGCGTTCTTCATGCGGTAATCGGCAGCGGGCTGTCTGCCTGTCGATGCACCCTCAAGCCCCGCCTCACGTTCAGCCCGCGAACTTTTGGCACAATAAAAGAAACGGGCGGCGGAACCGGAATCGCCAGGGTCAGTAGGACCGTCTGCCCTAACACCCCATCCCGTTACACCGTCGCTTTGTTTGCGCATAGTCGGTGTTTTGTTTGCACGGGCGTGCGTTACTGGGAACGCCCCCACCACTTCCTCGCTCCCGTCGTGTACTACGTTGGCGGGCCAGCGGCCCTCTGTTGGGACAAACGCGCCGCCACCCTTTCCAGTCCCGAACATTGAGGCACCGCCCCCTGTATCGCGCTCCCGTGTTTCATATTTGCCCGCAATTCGGCACCCGTCGATATTCAGCCCACCCGTCCCATGCTCTAACACGTTCGCAGCCACCGTTCCCTTTAGAGGCTTGCGGGCGAGGATAATGGGCTCCCATGCGGGCTTGAGGGCTGTGCCCCAGCCGTCCCACTGTTTCGCGGCGTCGGTGGCGGGGGCGGTGAATACCTGCACCCCTTCGCGATCAACGTCACCACCATAGGTATTGCCGCCTTCGTGGCCATAGCTCTGGAGTTTGCGCCGCCTCTCGACTACCTCACGCTCGGCTCCCGCCGCCTTGTCAATCGCCTTACTCACGTCTAGCGACTTCGGGAATCCCGACCCATAGACCCACATCAGACAGTCCCGTATCTCCCAACCCGCGTCCTCAATGGCGCACATCAATCGGTGATGCGTCCGCGTGCCGCCGAAGGCCAAGAGGTGCGCCCCCGGCTTCACCGTTCTCAATGCCGCTTCCCAAAACGGCACACCAGGAATCC